TAGCTAAAGAAGTACAGAAACGTAAGAAGCTATTAGACTACGAGGGGGACTTTGAGTTATTCTCAAAGGACCAGATAAAGATTCTTACCAAAGATTCTTCTAAAGGGTTTATACCTTTCCAGTTTAATGAAGCTCAAAGAATTGTAAATGCTAAGCTAGAGAAGCAACTTAAAGAACATGGCCGTGTTAGGGCTATAGTCCTTAAGGGAAGACAGATGGGGTTGTCTACCTATGCTGTTGCCAGAGTCTTCTGGAAGTCTTACTTCAATGCATATAACAAGTCAGTTGTAATGGCACATGACTCAGCCACATCTGACTCCCTCTTCAACATGTCACGTAATACTATTGCTAACATGCCTGAAGAATACAGACCACAGTTCAAGAAATCTAATGCCAAAGAAATTATGTTCGATCACAATGATTCCGGATATAGACTCTACACGGCAGGTTCTCCTGAAGCTGGTCGAGGTACTACACCTACCATTGCACACCTCTCAGAGGTAGCCTTTTGGACCCATGATGAGAAGATCCTTGCAGGTCTCTTTCAGGGTATATCCGAAGCTGATGGTACGGAAGTGATACTAGAGTCCACCGCTAATGGTGTTGGTAATGAATTCCATAGGTTATGGAAGGGTGCAGTAAATGGTGAGAACGATTACGTTCCTATCTTTGTACCATGGTTTTTAATGCCGGAATATAGAAGAACAGTACTAGAACCCGAAGAGTTCCAAAAGACCCTTACAGAAGATGAGAAGAAGATACAAGAGATATATGGTCTTGATCTCCAACAAATCTACTGGAGACGTTTAAAGGTAGCTGAGGGTGGGCTAAGTAAATTCCGACAAGAGTACCCGTTATGTCCTGAGGAAGCCTTTCAGGTTTCTGGGTCTAACGTGTTTAGCATTGAGAAGCTACAGTCTTTAATACCAGATAAAGTAATGAAGAGGCAGATGTTTAGTTTACCATCATCTTCTTTTGAGGATCACCCTGAGGGTACCCTGGAGATCTTCCAGTATCCTAAGTTTGATGTTAACTTTGTAATTGGTGCTGACTGTGCGCTTGGTGTAGGTCAAGACTCCTCCGCATGTGTTGTAATGAATCCGGAGAATGAAGTCGTGGCAGTATATAGAAATAATAGAATTGACCCTACGCAGTATGGGGACTTATTATTCTATTTAGGAAGATACTACAACAACGCCTTACTGGCTGTTGAATCTAATTCCTTAGGCATAGCAACACTGAACCGTCTTAAGCAGATGAAGTATGTGAACCTATACCACCAAACCAAAGTAGCGAACGTGTCTAATGAGGAAGGCAACCGTCTTGGATGGCGAACAACGCAAGCTACTAAGCCCATGATTATCGGGCATCTTAAGAACGCAATTGAGAATGATGACATCAATCTTGCGTCCACACGAATCATCCAAGAATGCATGGATTACGTGTCTGATGCCAATGGGCGTACCAACGCTATATCGGGTGCTCACGATGACACCGTTATTGCAACAGCTATAGCACTTGAAGTCTTAAGAACCCATCGGGATCGTCTGGTCCAGAATAAGGTTGGCTTCCAAAATCAGCAGTTTGAAGAGGACCTTACTAGCTGGCTATAGTTGTAAAAGTTTCCCCATTAGTCCTCCAGCTAACGCTGTGGTTTAGGGTGACATACGTGTTTCGGGAAAATGAAGCTACAGGAACCTATTTTAATTAATGAATGATTGATGGACTGTGTTAGTCCACTACTAGAGGATATACAATGAGAGACCCAGAAGGATACATGGAAGCAGTTACAGACGATGAGCTGTACACTATTATTGACTCAGAAGTAACAAACTCACAAGGTAACTTCCTTGACTCATCTGATCTCTCAGCTGAAAGAGAGAAAGCTACATACGAATATGCAATGCAGCCTATAGGGCACTTAACCCCACAGGGTGTATCAAAGATTGTATCCTCAGATACCGTTGAGGCTATCGAGGGGTACTCTGCAGTTCTGTCGGAACTGTTACTGAACAATAAAAAGTTAGCAAGATTTATACCTTACAGTCAGTCAGCTAAGGGTGTACACGCTGCACGGGTTGCATCTGATATTGTTAACTACTGTATCTTTAAAAAGAATAAAGGTTGGGAGATTATCAACTCTTGGATGAAGGCTGCTCTCCTATGGAAGAACGCAGCGGTAGTCTGGGAGTACGTAGAAGATTACGAATACACTTTTGAAGAGTATGAAGAAATCACTGCAGAAGCTCTTGACATGTTACTAGCAGATTCAGAAGTAGAAGTAGTAGGTGACCTGTACTCTAATGAGGGTGGTCTCTATGAAGACGTACGTGTTAAGCGTACTAAGAACAAGAGTGGCATTAAGATCCGTAACATTGAACCTGAGTCTTTTATCATTAGCCAAGGCGCTGATAGTATTGAGAGTGCAGACTTTGTTGGAGTACAGTCTGAGATGACTCGTTCTGAGATCCGTAAGCAATACCCAGAGCAAGCTGACAATGTTGACTGGGATAGCACAGACCATGACTACTCTTTTGCATCTGCTATTAATAATGAAAAAACAGCTCGAAGGACTTCTGTTGGATTGTCTAACTATTCCTTTGGAGCTAACAACACCTCAGAGGCTAATCAAACAGCTACTGTGTTAGAGTGTTGGTTACGGGTTGACCGTGATGGCGATGGTATCGCAGAGCTTAAGCGTTTCATTACAGTGGGTGGTAACATCCTTGTTGAAGAAGATGTCGAGTGTGTTCAGATTGCTGAGCTAAAGCCCTTTGACATTCCACATGAGTGGGCTGGTCTATCTATGGCTGATATGACTCGACCTTCAACCCTAGCGTCTACAGCTATCCTGCGTGGCTTTGTTGAGAATACCTACTTGACTAACTACTCACCTAAGCTAGCTGATCCTAATGTTGTTGACTTCTCTGCCCTGCAGAATATGAAACCAAAACAAATTGTACCTACCAATGGTAATCCAGCTATGGCTGTGCATAACATGCCACCAGAAGCTTTGTCTACAGGTACAGTGCCTCTGCTTGAGTTCTTGCAGAAGCATAAGGAACAAGCCAACGGTCTGTCAAAAGCAGCTCAAGGTCTTAATGATACACTGTATGTGTCTGGTAACTCAGAACAAAAAGTATCAGCTGTGCAATCTGCAGCACAAACTCGCATCCAACATATTGCCCGAAGGTTCATGGAGACTGGCTTAGCCACTTTGTGTGAAGGTGTGTATCGGACTATGAAGTTGGAAATGCGTACAAATGAAATGGATTATTATGATCGCAATGACCTCTACCAAACAATTGATGTCAAGGAACTCCCTGATACTCTTATGTTGCAAGTAGAAGCAGATGTGGGCGATGCAAGTAATAACTCTATATTAAGTAAGATGCAAATGATTGGTACCCAAGTAATGCCTGCCTTAATGCAAGCAGGGTTCCAAGGGGTTATCAACCCTATGGCTCCGGCTATCATTGCAGCTAAAACCATTGAGGCTTTAGGTGAAGATCCGTTAGACTACATAGTAGACTACACTTCCGACGAGTATAAAAAGTCAGCAATGGAAGGCAAGAAACAAGAAGCTAAGGTGAATGAGATAAAGAAAGCTATGGAAGAAGCAACCATGAAAACTAAAATGGCGCTTGACCAAGCAAATGTCGATTACACTAATGTACAATCTCAGAACGCTATTCAGGATAACCTGAAGCAACTTGTTGTTGCCTTAGATAAGTCATATCAAGAGTGGGCCAAGTTAGAACTAGCCGCAGCTAAGGACGGGCAACCTACCCCTAAGCAACCTCCAGTACAAGAAATGTATGGGATGGCGCAGCAATTAATTCAGCAGACTATGACCCAGCCACAATCCAATGGAAAGAAAGAAGAAGAACAGGCTTCAGCTGAACAACCGCAACCCTCTCAGGCTCCGGAACAACAGCAGACCCCTGAAGGTATTCAAGCTTTCCTTGGACAAGGTGGTCAGGGTATGACCTAAGGAGGTGATTCCGATCTTTGAACATACCACTCCAGTTTAGTCTGGGACGTATCTGATAAAACGTGTGGTATTGTTTAATACAATAGGGGCCCAGATGGGCTCCTTAACTTAAGACACTAACAGAGGAGATATAGTGGATAAGTATAAGAATGGGGCTAAGCGTAAGTTCAAGCCTACAATGGACCAGAAGACCGGTGAGTACAAGGCTAACCCCTTTGCTACCTCACAAACAGCCTTAACCCGAGCAACCTTTGCAAAGAAAGAAAGAGATGAGTTCTTCACGGAAGCATACTCTGACATTCTTGTAGACTTGTTCGTTCAATGGTTGCAGACAGAACCGCATTGCACAAAAGAACGTGAGTACTTATTCCACGTAGCTATGGGCTTGGGCTCTGTTAAAGAACGTCTCTTGAATATTGAAACCTATGGGTTCAACCAAGAGCTTATAGATATCAATAGATCTCAAGAAGGAGATGAAGAATGATTAAAGATGTAGATCAGAAGGTACTAGAGAAGGCTATTAAGGCTACCGAAGGTACCGTTAAAGCAATGGTTAAAGAGTTAGCTGCAGGCCCCGGTAAAGCCCGGTTCCACGCAGAAACCTTTTGCCATGCAGTCGATGCACTGGCACGACTAGAAAGTTTTAAAGAACAACCCCGAGCGCCTAAGAAGAAGGCTGCGGTTAAACAGGACTAATAAAGGATAACAAATTATGAGCAACAAAAACACTACAGCCTCTACCCATTCGGATGACGCTGGTTTTTATGCTGGTCAAGATGGTCAGTCGATCGATGACATTCCAGTACCCATGGGCCCAATGGGCGAGTTGTTAGGACTCACCATTCCCGATGAGGAGGAATCTCTACCAAATGATGACGAATCTCAACTTGACCCGGAAGATTCTGTGGAAGAAGGACCCGAGGATGACGACACAGATGAAGACGATACCGATGATTATGAGGAAGACGCTGAAGACGACGAAGAGTATGAGGATGAAGATGATTCTACCCAAGATGACGATTTGCCGGATGAAGAGGAAGTAGACTGGGACTATCAAGTTCCTGTTAAAGTTGATGGAGAAATAGAATATGTTTCTTTGTCAGAACTTCGCAAAGGTTTTGCTACTGATCAACACTTGTCTAAGAAGGGTAGAGAAGTTAGTGAACTTGAGAAAGGATTAAAAGAAGAATACTCCGCTAAGACTAATCAAGTTGTTGAACTTGGGACTGTTTTGCACACACAGCTACAACAACAAGAGACTGTGTTGGCACAAGAGTTCCATGACTTAGAATCTAAAATTGATACAGCCCGTAAAAACGGGGATACGTATGAGCTTAATGAGCTCAAGGATAAAAGAGAAACCGCACAGAAAGAGTACTGGTCAGCACGTAATCAACGTGAAGGCTTGGCAAGTGCAGTTCAAAAGCAACAAGAAGAACAGCTACAGGGTCAAGTAGATGAGTTGATGGCTAGGTTTGAAGAAGACATATCCACACTTGTACCTGACTTTGACTCAGAAGCTGTACGTGAGTTTGCTTTAGAAGAAGGTGTCCCTCAAGAGTTCCTTGATATTATCATGGATGCTAATGTAGTTAAGTTTGT